GTGGGGACTTCGTTGTGGGGTCCGGTGGCGTCAACGGTGGAGGCATGCAGCACAAGCGTGCCGCGTCCTGTGTGACCGGAGCCGGCGCCGCTTCTACCTGCGACACCGTGATCACCTGGCCGTTCGTTTTCGACGACACAAGCTACACCGCTACCTGCACCATCGACACTCCAACCGCAGTCCCTTACGTTCTGTCCACGAAAACAAAGTCCGTGAACCAGATCACCGTGACCATCGCGAACCTGACGGCCGTCGCGGCTTCGGGAACGCTGAACTGCATCGGACTGCACGACTAAATTATGAAACGCCTACTTCTTTTTCTCCTGCTCGCCGCGGCCTCGTTGGCGCAGACCAACAACGCCCGCATGGTCTCCGGCACGAACCTGCAAACCGGAAGCACTTATTCCTTCGTTGCGGCCGACGCGACCCGAGTTGTCGTTTTTTCAAACGCCAGTCCTGTAGCTGCAACGCTCCCCTCCGGACTGACTTCGAACTTCGGCGCCGGCAACGTCTTTGCCATACAAAACATCGGCGCGGGCGCGGTCACGATCACCTGTTCCGGCTGTCTGATTTATTCGACCAACTCTGCAGGCTCGGCAACTTTGGTGCTGGCCTCCGGTCAAGGCGTTGATCTCTGGGGAAGCAGCGGAGCGAATTATTACGCGGTGCTTGGCGGGGGCAGCGCCTCTGCGCCCTTTTCCAGCATCACCTCAGCCACCAACACTTCAGCGCAGATGGTGGTCGGCAGCGGTGCCGATCTGCACTGGCTAGGAAGCGGAGCGATCACCGGCAATCAGCAAGTCATGGGAAATGGACTGGCCTTTATTCCCACCTTGAATTCCGCGAACACGGGCGGGGCGCTGTCAAACAACAGCGTCACCTACGTGCGCATCGCCTTCAACAATGCAAGCGGAGTCACGGCGGCACCGGTCGAGGGCGGGAAAAACGTCGGAGCCAGTTGCACCGGGGGCAATCAATGCTCGGTGATCGTCACCGCGCCCACGCTGCCCACGGGATTCACCGGCTACACCGTCTATGACAGCAGCGCCATCAACAGCGAGAAGCTGGAAGTGACCTGCGCCAACATCACCACCAACTGCACCATCACCAACTATGCTGTCGGGGCCGCCTATCCCACATCGAACACCGCGTGGTTCACTCCGACGCCCTTGGCAGCCTCCAGCACCTGCGCCCCGCAGACCCAGCCGACGCAGTGGGTCTATGACGGAACCAGCTACTACCCTTATGCGGGCATCGACACCTCGAACACCTCGGGCGCGCTAGGAAGTCTGGTCAATGCGCGACTCGCCTATTGTTTGCCGGTCTGGTTCAACGATTCCATCGTGAATGATCCGGTGGGCTACAAGAACGGCTTCGTGGTCATCAACCACGTACAAAACAACACGGTCAACAATCAGGCCGGACAGGATCGAGGCATGGCGATTCTGGCGTCGAACTGCTTCCCGGCCTCAAGCTGCGCGGACAGCGGCACGCACTATGCTCTCGAAGCGCTACAGGTGGAACAGGACATTGCGGGGACGCCGACCATCAACGGATCGCCAGATGGAGAAGTCACGGCGGGCAGTTTTCAGACCTCGATTCAAGCCACAGCGATCTATGGAAGTTCCTTCGGCACGAACGCGATTCGCGCCGGGCTTACACGTTCAGCGGCCGGCCGAGATTCGAACGGGAACAACGGCGTCCAAGCCTACTTTTACAACAACACCGCCTCTGCAGGCAGCGGAGAACTCGCTTCCGGAATCCTTGCCTCCTGTCAAAACTTAACTACGACGATTTCCGGTCTGAACTGCGCGGCCCTGCGAGTGTCGTCGGGAGGACTCAGCGCGGCCGGTCATTTTTCGAACGGCTGGAGTGCTCTTGCGATCGGCAACAATGCCAGCTACACCCCCAACACTTCCGGCGCCTATGGAACCAGGGACTGGGCGATCAAGCAGGACTATTTCGGCCTGCCCTCGCAGTTGGGTGACACCTACATCGGAGCCCTCCAAACTTCGAGCCCGATAGCCCTCCAAATCAAGGGCACGACAACCGTCGTCGGCGCGGTGCAAACCCAGCAACAAACCGACAACCCCTCCGCGAATTTAAACACGTCCTCTTGCACCGGCGGAGCCAGCCAGTACTCCTATGCAGTCGTGGGTGTCGATGCTAATGGGGGAACCTTTACCACCGGAGCCGCGAACACGCCCAGCACTTGCGTCAATCCGCTGACAGGCGGCAACCCGGTGACCTTCAACACCAATTCGACCGGATACGTGCCGTACCTGGGACTCTACGATCACCTCGACATCTATCGCAGCGCCGGGCCGATGGGCACGGGCAAAATCGGCTGTCTCGGTAAAGCTGGATCAGGCTGCACCTGGACTTGCACGAACCAGGTGCTGACCCTGTTTCCCACCTGCGGGCCGATTGTCGATACCGGAATCGTGGCGGACGGGACCACTTTCCCCGCCGCCAACACGACCGGCAGCATCTCGGCTCCGCTCTACAAGACCAACACAAATTGCGCCGCAGTCGGCACGGCCGCGAGTCCTTCGGTGGCGTCGTGTGTGGCCGCGCCCGCCGGTCAGTTTTCCTGCGCCACCAACGCCACGGGTGCAACTTGCACGGTGAATACGACGGCGGTCACCGCAAAGAGTGAGATTTTTGTTTTCGAAAGCGACACGCCCACGACCGGAACCGCGCTCGGCGTCACCTGCAACACCGGGACCAACGTGTTGCCCGCATCCCGGCTCCTGGCGTCGTCTGCGGCCGGAACGAGTTTCACCATCAACCTCGGAACGGTGACCACGAACCCCGCGTGCTTCAGCTACAACATCGTGAATTAGTTTCCCTCTTTCATTTTCCCTTCCGCGAATAGCCCGCAGCTAATGACTTTACTGGACCAACTCACCCGCGACGAAGGCCTCCGGTTGAAGCCCTACAAGGATTCTGTCGGAAAACTCACTATCGGCGTCGGCCGCAACCTGGATGATGTGGGTATCTCGCGCGACGAAGCCTTACTGCTGCTCGCGAACGATATCCAGAATGCCAAGGACCGGATCGAGCAGGAGCTTCCCTGGGCTGGGAACCTGGACGAAGTGCGGCTCGCGGCCCTCGTGAATATGGTCTTCAACATGGGCATCGGCGGAGTGATGCAGTTCCACAAGTTTTTAGCCGCGCTCGCGGCGGGTGATTTCAAGACTGCTTCCACTGAAATGCTTTCCTCGCACTGGGCAGAACAGGTCGGGCCGCGCGCGCAACGATTGGCAATCCAGATCGAGTCTGGATTCTGGCAATAGCTTTCCAAGGATTAAATACTCATGCACGCCTCACTGAAAAACATTCTGGGCAAATCCCTGCTTCCGCTCGCGCTCTTGACTGCGCTGGCCCATGCGCAATTCGTCGGCGGCGTCGCGCCGGTCAACGGCTCGATCAACGCATCCGGCGCGAGCTGCACCAGCCTGTCGATGGATTCGACCAACTCCGGACCCTCGAACTGCGTCTCGATGCCGCTCCCGAGCCAAGCCGCCACGGCCTCAATGGTCGTGTCCGGAACGTTCACCGCAACCGTGGCGTTTGAGTTGACGGCCGACAGGGGACATACCTGGGTCTCGGTTTCGAGCGTAACCGTAGCGGGTACGACAACCTTCGGCGTGAACGGCTACAACGGCGTGCGGGCGCGCGCTTCCGCCTACACCAGCGGTCAGGCTTCGGTCACCATCAACATCGGCGTCGGCGTCGGTGGCACGACAGTGATCTCACAAAGCGGCGCGCCAGTCGGCAACTGCACGTCCACAAATTCGTTCTACGTGAATGTCTCGAACGGAAATCTGTACACCTGCCCGGTTGCGGCAGCGGCTTACGTTCTGACGGGAACTGGGGGCAGCCCTCCTGGCAATGTCTCCTACATGAGCAATCCTGCCTTCGGGGGAAACCTCGCCACCGCGATAGCGTCGCTGGCCTCGGGAGGCGTGCTCTATATCGACCAGTCGGTTTCCGTGTCGGCGACCGTCACCGTCGCCACTGCTGGCGTCACCTTGCAGTGTGTCAGTTTGACTCCGGTGGTTTCGTTCACCACGACGGGGCGAATTCTTTTCAACGCTCCCAACTCCGCAATCCTGGGCTGCAATCTGCAGGGCCCGGACATGGCGACGGTCGGCGGTGGGCCGATCGTCTTTGGGAATGCCGCAGATGCCAGCAATTCCCGATTCATCGGCAACTCGTTTAATGGTTGGGGATCGACCAGCTCGAACGGCGTTGTCGTGTTTAGTCTCGGATCACACTTCGAAGCAGGATCGAATCGCGCCGGCGATCTCGCAACCGGAAGTTCTTGTACGGTCTCGACCGCTTCATGGGCGCAGCCGGTTTCCGGAACCATCTTCGGGGCGGAAACAATCACCTTCGCAGCCAGCGGCCTTTGCGCTTCCGCCTTCCCGACCGACTTTGCAGTGGGCAACGGACTGGCGTGCAGCGCAATGTCGCCCTTGGGCTACAACAAGCCAGGAGACGGGCAAACTTCGTTCTTCGGCCAAATCATCACCTCGGTTTATCCCAGCGTCACAGTGCAGCAAATCTACAACCCCGGAACCTACGTCAGTGGAGGAACCTGTCAGTCGGGAATCGGCAATGGCGATGTAGACCTCTTTTTCCACGTGAACGGGAGCGCCGGGACGCAGATTCAGAGCGACTGGAACGCCCACGACAACGATGTGGGCACGATCCTCGCGCACAACGACGCCTGCGGAGCGACGGTCGATGGGTACTCGCTCACCAACAATAAACTGCATCCGGGGCAAAGCAACGGATATTACTGGGGAAGTGAAATCGGTCCCTTCCAGGGTGCCCTCTGCTCCACTCCTTTCGCCTTCCACAATGTCACCGTGACCGCGAACGATTGCCGGATTGCGGCCGACACCGGCAATGGCGTCATGCAGGGCTGCTACAGCCAAAGCGGAACCGAAGAAACACGCGAGACGGGTAATGGGTGCAACGGCGGCGGGCACGTCATCAACACGCAATGCGACGAAAACGCCGCCGTGGAACACCTCACCAGCTCGGGAAACGAACTGAACATGCTGGGCAACGGACCCGGCGAGGACTTGAACCGCGTCAACGATTCGACGGTCACCGGCTCGCATCTTTTCTACCCCAGTCCCTCTGGGAGTTTCATGGTGATGAGCGTGGCCTCGGGCGGAGTAGGAACCGGATCGAAATCCTCCACTTCCTACAACACCATCGAAGCCAACACCTTCAAGGCCAGCGTGGATATTTGTCCGACTGTCGCCACGGGGTCACCCGCAAACGCTTGCGGGGCGCAGATCTTGAACGCGGTGGGCTCAGCCGGCACGGTGACGGTTACGTTTCTGGCGGGCGTTGTAAATCCCGGCCTCGCCGTCGGACAGTCGATTGTCGTGGTGGGCAACTCCATCGCCGGCGGATGTTCAGGATCGACGCTCAATAACACGCTCACGATTGCCACGGTCATCGGCAGCGGAACTGGTTTCACCGTCACGAACGCCAGCATCAACGGAGTGACCTGCACCGGAGGCAAAGCCACATCGAGCGGCTTGAATAATCCCGCAGGAACCACCGACGTCGCGACCTTTGAAATCTGTCCACACCCGTTCAAGGTTGGAGACACGATCGCGATCAACAATGCTGCGGTCGCGGGGTACAACACGGCTGCACCGTCGGTGACGACAGTGGCCGCGATCACCGAACAAGCGCCCTGCACGGTTAGTTACGCGCTGGGGAGTGGACTCGCGCAATCAGGATCGACGCCCGCGGTGCGAGCCTACGCGGGAAACTACAACGGCATCTTCGTGCAGATGCAGTTGAACATCGCGAACGGCGGCTCGATCGACCACAACAAAATTACCGGGAATCACTTCGAGGGCAGCGGTGTGGGGCTGCAAGCGGGAGCCGTGTGGAACATGTCGAACAACGGCACAACCGCGAGCATGGACCTGAACGAGTGGACCCACAACTCGGTCTTTGGCGTCTTTGATGTGTTCTCGATGGGTGGATCGGGAAGCTTGGGAGAGACCAACGTCAAGTATGAACTGGGCTCGACGGCGAGCTTCACCAACATGTTTCGGCAGTGGACCAACAACTCCACGGTCGCAGATGATTCCACGAATCCTCAATCGTTGACCTTCACCGGCACAGGTGTAGGAACGGCTAGTTCGACGCTGTTTCTCTATCCGACGAATTTCGGGACCGGCACGGTCCCTCTGACGACGCTGACCGCAACCTCTGAAGGCGATTGGTATGTAGCGAAGCACGCTTACACCATGCAGGGACTTTTCTGCACTTCGACCGCGGTTGGAGTCTCCGGCGTGGTCACCGCGCGCGTGAACAAGGTCAACCGTTCTCCTACCTGCTCTCTGCTGGGAGTGACCACTTGCAACGACACGACGCACAGCTTGACCGGCGCCCAGGGCGATCTGATTTCCGTGCAGGTCGCGACGGGCGTGGCGGACACATTGGCGAACGTGCAGTGCAAACTTTACTTGTGGTACCAGGGCAACTGAGCGCTTCCCTTCCCTTTTCAGGAGCAACTTCCATGAGCTTCACCACGGTTCTAAAAAAGAGCTTCCCTTTCATCTCGGCTGCGGCTTCCCTTGGTGGCCCGGTCGGAACTATCGCGGCTTCGGTTCTCGGCAAGGCACTGGGAGTCGATAAAATTCCGGCGACCGGCGACGGGATCTCAAACGCAATGGCCGCGGCCTTCGCGGACCCCGCGCAACGGGCTGCGTTGATCCAGGCGGAACAGCAGTTTCAGGCGCAGATGGCCGAGTTGGGCTACAAAGACGCAGAGGAACTCGCGGCCACCGACGCGGCCGACCGCGCCAGCGCCCGCCAGCGCGAGATGACGATTAAGGACAGGATTCCCGCGATCCTTGCGCTCGGCATCACCTCTGGATTTTTCTTGCTGCTGTTTATCATGCTGAAATTCCCGCCGCCGCCAGCCTCCGAGAAGGTGATGGACATCATGCTGGGAGCACTCACGACGGCGTGGATTGCCGTGGTGACCTACTACTTCGGCAGTTCAGCCGGCAGCGCCCAGAAAACTGACTTACTGGCGCAGGCCCCACCGATTCAGAAATAGGAAATAGCTCTGCGCTAACCTTTTTTCAGGAGGCAACATGGATTTGGACCTGATTATTTTCCTCGTCGGATTCCCGCTCATCTACATCGCCGGCGTCCTCACCGCCAAGCACGTCCTCAGCGAATCCGACAAAATCAAGGCGCACGTCACCGAAGAGATCCAGGAAGTGCGCATGGATCTCGCAGAGGCCTTAAAGAAAACCGCCGAGAAGCTTTAACTGGCCAGCCGCTTCCCTGCCGGCACAATCTCCGGCTCCCCGGATCGTTCGAGTGAGGATCGTTCAAGCGTAGGCGGAAGGGCCATCGCGCGGCGGAAGTCAGTCCATGCTTTCGCGAGTTTCGGCTCGGCCAGTGTGAGACCGGGCAGGCCGAGACTCTTGCGGGTTTCGAGCCAACTCAGGAATGCGAAGGTGGGATCGTCGGTGACCATGTACTGCACTTGCTCGTAGACCACATGGTCAAGCGGCCGGTTGCGTGGGTTGGGCGCGTCGCCGCGGGCCATGAGATCGGCGCAGGTGATGCAGCAGGAGACAGAGGCTTGGGTGGAGCGGGCCGCGTCCGCGATCCCAGCGACGCCCACCACGCGAAGACGGATATCGATCACGAATGCGGCTTCATTGATTTCGATCATTTCACCGCAGCGGAGACAGGAAGCAGCTTGACGAGCGGGCATTTTTCCTCCAAGATCGAGCGTTTTGGAAACGGTTTTGGAAACGCGGAATCCAGTCTAGCAGCGCCTGGTTACACGGGTAATCTAGGCAGTTAATAGCGCGCGAAGGTATAGTGGCCGCATGTACCCCAACGCAGATTGCGAAAAGACACAAGCGCCGATGGATGAGCGTGAGTTTCGGCTGAACCAGGAGCGGAAATCTATCTTCGCCGATCGGTGCAGCGCGCCGACGCAGCCGAGGAGCGACTCCGATATCCTCGCCGAACTTTTCAAGTATCTCCCGCCGAACGGCGAGACTCTGCCGAAGTTCGCAGCCATCAACCAAGCTGCGAAGAATTTCGCGGAAGTCATCTTGCAAAATTGTCCACCGAGTGCAGATCGATCAACCGCGGTCAATTGGGTCCGCACAGCACGGATGCTGGCCAACTCCGCGATCACACTGAATGGATTGTCGCTGTGAAATTGTTCTGCTGGATCTTCGGCCATCGCTACGTTCCGGTCTCCGATGCAGTCGGGAACGACCGCACCTCCTGGCACACGACGATGTTCTGCATGCGCTGCGCCGAGACGAAACGAGTTGAACTCTGAATGAGCACCTCCGCACAAGCCGGAATAATGCGCCAGTTGCCGCTCTACCAGTGTCACAAGAAAGTTTGGGCGCTGAAGATCAGGGCGATTGTTCGCGAGGAATTGCCGAAGTTTTCAGGCGCAACTTGTAAGGGCTCACAGGCTTTCGGCACCGCTTGCGGAAACTGCGAGCGTTGTAAGTGGGAACAATCGCATGGCCCACAGATGCGCACGATGATCAGTCCCGCCGAAGAAGGCTACCGCCCCTTTTTCGTGAGCGCTGAATTTTTAGCGAAGCACAAGCCTGAAGTCGGCGGCTACTGGGTGCAATACGCCGACGGATACCAGTCGTTCTCTCCAGCCGCGGCGTTCGAGGAAGGCTATACGCGAATCTGATGCCCGCCAAACGCCCCAAATCCGTCGCTGAACTCTACGCCTCGCATGAATCCCTCCGCGAGCAAGCGAAGGCTCTCTACGACAAGGCCGACTCCACACTGAAAAAACTGGTCCGGGCCTGGAAGAAAAACAAGGCTGCCCGCGTCGATGAGTCCCATGTGCTTGAAATCGAGGATGCCTTCCGCGGTCAGACCAAAGCCTTCGCACCTGGGTTCGCGCACCGGTACAAATTGAAACTCCGGAGCGTGCCGGAGTCGGAGTAAGCCGTGGTTGTGAAGTTTTTCCAAATCTGGGCCGCTGTCTTCGGCGTCGTCATCGCGTTCATCACAACCCTGGCTGCCGCTTCCTGGGCGATAGATCTGCTGTTCCCGCACTAGAACCTTTTTTCCCGCCTCGCCGTTCTCCCGTCCGATTCCCCTCGATTTTGCATTGGCTCTTGACTTGCTTTGCCGCTTCAACAGGCAAGGTTTTGGGGTTGCTCGTCCAAAAAATGCTTTTGACTTTTCAGGATCGCGCGCCGGGTTTGCGCGCCTCCGCCTCTCTCTATGGGTACAGAAGAACCTATTTAAACCTAAGATCTAAACCTTTCGAGAAGCGTTTCGCGGCGTGTAGCGTTGTGCGGCGGGCCGCATCTTGCGGCAGGCCGCATCACGCTACGGGCCGCATTGGTCATACCAGTGGTTGGCGGGAACCTCGGAAGCCATCTTTTCAATAGTGGGCTCACAGAATTTCCTTGCATGAGGCTAAGCATGATGCTAAAAGTCTTGAGTCATGGCAGACCGAACGGCGAAACTACTCACCTGCGCGGAGGCTGGACATGTCGGCGGTCTCGCGCGAGCTAGAAAGTTAACTCCCGAGCACCGACGAGAAATCGCGCGGCGTGCGGCACATGCGCGCTGGGCCAAGAAACTCGGGACTCCCGATCCTCCGAGCCCGACCGATCCCAAGGGCCCGCACCGCGATGAACAGTGGGCGGAATCAGGTATTATGTCAACCGCAGGGCCTCGCCCGGTGGTTGGCGTTTCCTCCACTGACACCGCCAGGAGCCGCGACCTTGCTGCCTAGGCTCTTGACACGGCTGCTAGAAGCGCTGGATGCCACTCCCAGCCCGCTCGCTCAGTGCGCGTGTCCTCGCCCGGTTAATCTCAGCCGAAGCCGAAGAACCCGATCCCTGGTTGCGCGACGATCTGAAAATTGCGCGATTGACGGTCGCCTCTGCCGCACGCGGCGAAGCCGTTCTGTGCTCCCCGCATGTACTGGCGAGCTACGCGGTTCTCGGCCTTCATCCAGAAAAAGTTTGGCCCGCGATTCAGGCGCGAAGGAATGCGCTTGGGCCTTTATCGGAAGCGCCGCCGAAGAAACCGGCGCAGTCAGTCAAGCTCTGGTTTGAAAAAACGAACGACGCAAGAGCCGTAAACTCTTGCGCCGCAAACAGCAATGATCTCCGCGATCAAACGATCAGTGTGCCTATGGCAGCACCATCGATAAACGCACTATACCCCAACCCGGACGCACCTTCTAGCGGAAAAAGGGGCGAGTACTCCTATGAGGAATTACTCGTTGTAATCGCAGATTCCGGCGCTCCGGCGCATGTCCGGCAGCTCACGCTGGATGCGCTTGAGGTGCGCGGCCGCTGGCCAAAGTCTCAAGGCCCGGTCACTCCCATCATCGCGGTCTCGATCAAAAAGCTTCAGGATAAAGCCGGCCTGTGGCGCTCCACCGTTCAGCGCCGCATTCAGCGGGCGAGAAGAGACGGCTACTGGCGCAAAGTCCGCGACATGAATTCGTGGCTCAATTGCCCGAAGTGCGGAGCCGCGCGCGACTCGCGGCAGTGCCCCAAATGCCCACACAAGGGCAACGGATTCGATGCGCGAGAGTTCCGTCGCACCTTCACCGACGTGATCGACGTGCAGAAATTCGAGAACACGCCGCCCTGCCGCCAGGTGCGCGAGATCCGCGAGCTGCGGGCGAGGCATTCTCCGAAGGGCATCGCGGAGATCTCCGTCCAACAGGCGCCCGTTAAACAACCAGCGGCAGAGCATGCGCACCGCGACACGACGCGACCGCGCACCGTCGTGAATACCCAGATCACTGATCGAGCGCAGGCAGCCGCGACGCTGCTCGTCGATCAGTGCGGTCTACCCGATGATGGCGTCCGGCCTTACATCATCAGCGCGGTCGTGGCCGAAGCGCGCTTTGCGGGCCTTTCCATCGACGATGCGGCCAAGTCGATTTCGGAATGCGTGAGGCGCGACCAGCGCGCCGGAATTGCGATCACGCGGTTCTATTTCCGCGATGCCAAGTGGAGGACGAATGGCGGACAAAGACAATCCGCAGGCGCAGAACGGGCTGAGCGTAGCAAGAGAAACATCCTTGAGGGCCTCGCTCGATATCGCGAAAGTCAGGGAGCAGACGCTCGCAGTCCAGATGCACCTGACGGCCCTGAACGCGAAGAGTGAGCCGGAAGATGCTCTGAGCGCAGAATTCTTCCGCGTTTTTTCGAGGGAGTCGCCGGAGGCGCTGCAATGGGCATTTCAAGTGTGGCGGGATCGATCTCCGTTTTTCCCTGCGATCTCAGATATCCGCAAACTGACCATCGAGTGGCAGCGCGGACAACGAGAACAATCGGCGCTGCGAGCGCAGATGGATCAAGAGTTTTTACTGGAGGAAGCCAGGAAGCGCGGCGAAGTTCTTAGCTTCGGTGAAACGATGAAGTTGCTAAAACAAATCGCGGACGAAGCCAAGCCCGAAAGCGAGGAGAGGGAGCGGCAATTTAAGCATCGAATGCTGCGGGCGGCGATGGCTCTGCCCGCAATCCAGTTGACGGAAGAGCAAATTCAATCGCGGCGCAACAAGGAGCTGGCAGAGATTGCGCGCTATCGCGAACACAGCGACAACGAGTTCTCGTAGAAAAGCAAACGGCGCGGACTCGACCCCGCGCCGCGCTCGAAACTAGTTTTCACCCAATCCACCACGAAAGGGAAAAAACGAATGCCAGGTTCAAATGCATCATACCCCAAAGCGCAAGCCGCGCAACTCCCCACCTCTGGACTTCCCACCCACACGTACCCCACTCTGCACGAGCGAGTCGATCGTGTCCTCACCGAAACTTTCGGACCGGATTTCATCGAGCGGAAAATGCGCGAACATAGAGAGTGGCAGGAAAGACTGGCCGCGAAAGGCGCGAAGGCCATCGTCAAGGAAGTCATCGGGGCTTACGAATCGTTTCAGGAAGTGCGCGTCGGTAAGGGGCCGGGGAAGATTGCGAGGCTCAAGTGAATTTGCTGACTGAGTTGCTCCAGCCCCCGTCGTCCTCAGTCGGCCGCGAGAGCGGCGACGTACTCGCGGGAGGCCTCGCCGCTCTCGAAGTTCCCAAGCAAGACATGCGCTTCTGTGAAATCTGCGACTGCGAACAGATTTTTTGCGCGGGCTGGGAAACCTTCGACGGTCTGATGGGCTGCTGTCTGGGATGTGGGGAAGAGAGAGTGATTCCCTTCTCGCGGACGAATTCGGAGGCGGCGTGATGGCGCGACCCCTGGCGATTGAACTTTACGCGGGCCTTCATGGTTGGGGCGAAGGCTTCGTCTCAGAGGGATTCCACTGCGTCGGCTACGACATCGTGGATGTGTGCGAAATGATTGGGCAATCTCGACCGGAAGGCTGTGATTTGATCTTGCGCGATGTGCGCTCGCTGCACGGCTCAGAGTTCCAAGACGCGGCGGTGATCGTCGGCTCGTCTCCCTGTCAGGAATTTTCGTATCGGGCGATGCCTCGGAAGCGGGCGAAAGCGTTGCCGCCTCCGTATCTCGGAATGGAATTGTTTCAAGCGCAGTTCCGTATCCAGCGCGAAGCCTGCGAAGCGGCTGGCCGATACATTCCGATGATCGTGGAGAACGTACGGGGAGCGCAGAAGTGGGTAGGTAGGGCCCGCTGGCACTTTGGCAGTTATTTTCTCTGGGGCGATGTTCCGGCGCTGATGCCGATTACTCGATCGCAGAAACGACTTGGCCGCAACTTTCATTTTCCTGAGAAGTTCGGGATTCCTTCGCCGAGCTTCCATGGCCACGATCAGGAGTTCGCTATCGTCGCCGCGCTCGGACAGAAAGATTTTGTCAAAGTATCGGGCAATGATTGGAACGAATTCAAGCGGAACGGGAAAGTCAGTCCGCACTGGCGAATGCAACTGCTAGAGCAGAGAGCCGAAGCGCAAGCGAAAGCGGCAGGACGCGGCTCGGCAAATCGCTACACGAGCAGCAATTCGCTCGCGCGAAAAAAGGCTTCTGCTGAAATCGCGAAAATCCCATTCCCTCTGGCCCAGCACATCGCCCGCTGCTTCAAGCCAGTTTGCGCGGAGGCTTCCTGATGCACTCCTTCCTCTCGAACCTCCCCCTCTTCGCCTATTTGATCCTCAAGTCTGGGACCATGACTGGAATTCTGCCGGGGATCGTGATGGTGATTTTCTTAGAACGGGTCTCTGCCCGCAAACAGAGAGAAAGTAGGTCAATGTGGAAGAGAATAAATTTATTTCGGAGTCGGGTTGGCCGCAAGTTCACGGGCAGATTTCAACCGTCAGTTTTCAAATTCAATCCGGACCAATCAAGTTGAAGCCTTCGATCTTTGGAGTTCGGCGTCAACGGCTGCCAGATCGATGACGTAATCGCGTGGGCAAAATAAAGCGTTTCCCTGTCGCGAGAACGCCGTCATCATCACGAAGCTCGATGAGGCTTTGCTCTGGTCGATGAAGCGCAAACTGGATCGCGAGAAACGCGCGGTCGAAGGGACCAATAAAGCGCGAATCGGCCAACCAAGTTCCGGGGGCGGGCAGTTAGCCCTTTTAAGCGACAGAAATCGGGCCAGCGGAGTCGTGGGCAACAAGCCCGCCCCGGAAAGTACGGAGGTACGCATGAGCGCAGAAATGTGGTCCGCAATTCTCAATCCGCGTGGGCCGAACTACAACACATGGCACGACACTCTCGGCAGCGACAAAGTTCCGCTCAAGAGTTCCGCGTCCGTCAAGGTCGCGCTCGGACCAGAGAAAGACGTGGAAGTTTACATGCTCGATTTGACTGCGATGCCTCTCGGATCGCGGGCGCGGCTGGTCGGGCGAATGGCAGCGACCTTCGGCGTTCCGGTCTATGAAGTCGAGGGTGAGTTGAAGCGCTCCGGCTTTCCGATCCGCGCGGCAGATGTGATTGTCAGCTTCAACTTGAGGGCATTTGTATGAGCGCCGCCTTCGCCCTCGACTTCTCCGGCCCGCCAGTTCCCTGTGACTATCCGCGCTGCGTCCTCGATGCGTTCCACGATGGGCAGCACGAATTCGCGGCGAAGGAAATTCAGTGGACCTACGACCGTCACTGCGTTGTGTGCGGAGTTCCCTTCACCGTTCTCGGCGCGGACCCGGAGATGATTGTCGCGACGTGCGGATCAGAGGAGTGTCTCTTGCATTTCGCACTGCATCACGCTCCGCCCGTTCCTCTGACTTGTCGCTGTCCGCAACGTCCCTACTCGCACGAACTCTCCATCCACTCCCAACTAAAATCCGAGTCCTACAACCCCAAGCTGCGCTATCAGTGGCCCTGGTCATTACTGCTTTCACGGCGGGAAGAGCCCAGCACGGAAAGGAAGGCGGCGTGAAAAAGGAAGATGATGATGAGAAATGGAATCCTGCCGCACTGTCAGCTTTAATGCGCGGCGACGTAGAGAACGCGATTGTCGCCCAGACACCCGGTGGCATTGAATTGCAAGAGGCTGCGGGACAGGCTGCTCTTGTCGGAACGCGAGATTTACTGCCGCGCGATTGTCCGCGCGAACAACTGGAAGCACTCGGCTTCGTCTTTGGCGAAGACGCTGATGATCTGTTCGTCAATGTCACGCTACCGAAGGGCTGGAGGAAGAAGGCGACGGATCATTCCATGTGGAGCGATCTGCTCGACGACAAGGGCGTGAAACGCGGCTCCATTTTTTACAAAGCAGCTTTTTACGACCGCAGCGCGTTTCTTCGACTCAAAGAAAAGGCCTAGATGGAGTCCTCTGACATCTTCGCCATCTTCGCCGGCAACGCTTGCCACGGCTGCGGACGCAAGAAGCGTCCGTTTATGGCGTTCTGTCAATGGTGCCTCGCCGAGCTGCCGCAAGCGCTTCGAGTGGCGGTGGCATCAGAACTTTTCGGACAAGTTTGAGCAGGCTTACGTTGCATGCCTGAGTTGGTTTCGTGAGCATCCCTTACAAGGGGAGCACAGGGCGAAGCAGAAAGGGTTATGGGAGGACGTGTCATGAAGGCCGCCGAACTCATCGCCAAGTACCGCGCTTGTGGGCCGCAATCCATGCCCGTGTTCCTGCACTTCCTCGCCGATCACGCCGGAGAGGTAGCGAACGTCACAGTTTGGCTGCGGGAACTGGCTGAAGCCGCACGACTTCCTGATCCAGTCCCGGATCCTCTCTGCCCGGACTGCCGCCATGTCCACGAAGGCCGG